ATTCGATAAACATCGATATCAATAAAGACTAATGGCCGTTTATTACTTAGCTGAATATATAAAATATACTCAAGATAAAATTGAGGAAGCTAAAAAGAATTGGCGTAATGGGGAAGGTTGGGATGACGAGGAATACGAGAGATTAGAATTTTTAGAACAAACCCTAAAACATCTAATACAAATGAGGAAACATGGGGAAATCTTTTATACTGACTTTTAAACCTGTGATAAAACATACACGAGGGGTATCATGTACCCCCTGTATGCTCTTTAAAATGGAAAAAAACTATCCATTATGCGACACGATTGAGTCTTTCAGCTTTATATTTCTCGAAAGCCCACTCCCTGTCATATGGTCGAAATTCGACTTCAACAAATTTCCTGATGCTTGTTTCATTAACACGATTGCCACCAAACAGATTAAGAAAAAAATTGATAGATTTTTCAGTAATACCATAAACATGCATTTAATTCACCCCCTTTTTATTAGTATCTATTATATATATTATAGTGTAAAATCCTTATTTTACAAGTGTTTTTATGGCATATTAGCCATGCAAGTTTTGTACATTTTTTACTTGACAATGAGTTCAAAGTATGAGAGAATGTACAAATGATAGGGAGCAGTATCTTTATTAACAATAATTTTAAAGAAAGGAATCCAAGTTTGTGTGTATATATTTCCCACTGTTCCCTATCACAAAATAACAATGAACAAATATAAAGTTTATACTCATCTAGTCACTGTAAGACATTACAATATATTGGCTGATACACCTGACAATGCAAAGAATCTAGCCAAGAGTATTGTTAAAAAGATGTCAAGACAAAATCCTGTCATCATGTTTGAAAGGGATTATGTGAGAATAAAAAAAGTAGAAAGGATGAATAATGACTAAGATAAAAATAGAATGTATTGAATGTGAAGGACTAGGTCGCATACCTGTATGCCCTGAGCCAAGGTATGACGAATGGGAGCAATGCCCTGTATGTGAAGGACATGGAGCATGGCTCGAAGACGAAGAAGACTTAGAGCAAATGAGAGGAAGTTGTATTGTTGATGAAGAAATAGATACAATGTTTAATGACTATGAAGTAGAAAGATTAACAGAAAGGAAGAACAATGGATACTACGACTAAAGTGTATGTAGTTTATGTAAAGGAAACAAAGACAAGAAAGTATTTTGTTAGTGCAGAATCCGAACAAGAAGCTGAGGAAAGGTATATCTTAGACGGATTAACTTCATCATTATATGATAAGGAAACTGATAGAGAAATACTTTATGTAGGATTAGCTAGTAAAGATAATGAATAGATTTTCCACCTGTAGTAATAGTATATACTATATAACCCCCAAGCGACAGGTAGATGTTATCATACTTTCTTCAATTTGTCAAGGAAAAAATTATCTTGACATTTAGTAAAAAAAGTGTATACTGAAAGAGCAAATGGAATACAAATATCAATTAAATAAAATCCAAGAGTTAAATATAAACTCCAATCAAGCGTATCGTGGTGACTGTATTTTCTGTTTGAATCGTAATACACTTTCAGTTAGAAATGAAAAGGGTAAATTGTCATGGTACTGTTTTCATGCTAACTGTGATGCTAAAGGCTCACATACTATTGGGTCTACCGTAGACGACTTACAAAATTTCTTACACAGTAAGATGAACAGGTCAAGTTTGACTGATGACTTCATCCTACCTAAAGAATTTGTAACCGTCTACGGAAATAATAAAGCAAGAGAATTTATTTCTAAATATCAGTTAGAGAATACCGAGGCTAGACTGATGTATGATGTGAAGCAAGATAGACTTGTGTTTCTAATTGAACAAGACGGCACTGTCGTGGGTGCAATCGGTAGAGGCCTGGCCGAGAACATAACTCCCAAGTGGTATAAGTATGGTACTTCATCATTACCTTTCATGGTAGGTACTAATAAATACCTTGGCATTATTGTGGAAGATTGTGTCTCGGCCTGTAAGGTGGCTCTCGCTAACTTAACAGGCATTGCCCTTATGGGAACAAGATTACCTGAGGATTATGTGATGCCTATTGCTGACAAAGTAGATAGATGTTTTGTTTGTTTAGACAAAGATGCTACAGAAAAAAGTTTTAAGATAAGAGATACCATGTCTTATCACATTCCTAGTTATGTGGAAATGATTGAGAAAGATTTAAAGTATTATAGTATTGACGAATTAAAAAAATGGGGGGAAGAACTATGCACGAAGATTGGTTTGTAATGGTACTCGTAGCTATTGTTTTATTTATTATTGGTTATGTATTTTTTAATTTACCTGTGTATGATTGGAGTTATTAATGTTAGATTCAGTACTTACCCAACACAGAAATAAGAAAGGTATCAATGGTCGATTCAGTCGTTCTGAAAAGGTTAAGAAGTTTTGGAAGACTTGGGATACTGCCGTTAATATCTCAGAAAGACAATTAGATGCTAACTCAAGAGAATACTATCACCGAAATAGTTTGGTTGATAAGATTAAACTAACAGAAAAGGAAGCACAAGACTATAAGCTAAAAATTATAGGGGATGCTAAGACAATAAAGATGTACGAAGAGTACTTCAAAACACACTCATACAAATAGAAAGGAAATAGAATGGGATTGTTTGATAAGACTAAAAAATATTTAGTAGACATCATGGGGGTGTCTACGGTAGTAAAAGTAGGTAAAGAAAGGTATGACGATATTTATGGTGAACCGACAGTCATGTATAGCTTAGAGTTTCATAACAAAGCACTTGAAGACTTAGGGGATAATGATGACCATACTTTTGAACCGATGAAGATAGACAAGGCTAGTGGTTGTAGGATTGCTACATGGAAGAGATTAAAAGAATATCAATTACCTTTTAGTGAAACAGGGTATCGTTCTGATTTTAGTAATATTATTAAGGAAGGTACATACGGTAGCTATGAAGAAGTAATTATGGACAGTACCTTTAATAATCTTAAAGACTGTGGTATCACTAGAGATAAGTACTTCGATGCAGAAACGATGACTCAAGTACCTGCCGTAAGGATTGTTAAGGAATTATAAAAATGAATCCCATTAATTATTTTGTATTTATTATTGCTTTAGTTTTCTTATTTATTGTTAGTGGCTGTTCTTTTATTATTGATAGAGATAGAAATGATAATATCAAAATAGAAAAGCTAGAACCTATCGTGGAAGAAACTAAAGTGAATTGTGATTCAGAGCGTTTAAAAGAATTAGAGATTGCTAAATGTAAAATGGAAGCAAGACTAATGGAGATACAATACTAATCTTACACAGTAAGATAGAAAGGTAAACATGGAAGACGGAAACCTAAGATTATATGTTCTCAAAATTCTATTACAAAAAAAGAACTTTCTTAGAGTTAAAAAAATTATTCACAAAGATTTCTTCTCTAATGGAGTAAGAGATATTTACAATGCAATCTGTCAAATCTATGAGGACAATCCAAAGATAGAGCAGATTACATTTGAAGACTTACGAATTAGTTTCTTTGAAACATACTTCGCTAATCAAAGTGTTAATGCACAGCTTAATATTAAAAACATTATCAGCAGATTGGAGAGGTCATCACCGATGTCTGACACCATTGTGGAAAATGCTATCAAGAGTATGTACAAAATGGCTAAGGCAGATGAGATGTCTAAACTTTGTATTGAATTAGGAAACAATCCTAGCAAACATTCTTTCCAAGAGATTAAAAGATTTCTTAATGAAGTGGATGAGGAAAACTTTGAAGACAAAGATGACACCTTGGTTAGTAATGACTTTGATGAAATACTTTCCGTCAATCAACACAATGGCGAGTTCCAGTTTAACATTGATGAACTACAAAATTCAACAGGCGGTATAGGTAGAGGTAACTTTATGGTTGTATTCGCTAGACCTGAAACAGGGAAGACTGCCTTTTGGGTTAGCCTTGTTGCAAAACAGAATGGCTTTGCATGGCAAGGACATAACTGTCATTCGTTTATCAATGAAGAACCCGCCAAACGTACACAGATGAGAATGATTAATGCTTGTAGTGACATCACAAGAAAAGAGGTGTACAATGGAAGTAGAAAACTAGCTGAGGAACAGTGGAATAAAATTAAGTCTAGAATCTTTACTCATGACAAAGTGGGGATGACTATGGAAGATTTAGATACTTACTGTAAAGATAATAAAGTAGATATACTTGTCATCGACCAACTCGACAAAGTAAATGTTTCGGGTAAGTTTAATTCTTCTCATGAGAAACTAAGAGATATTTATTTACAAGCGAGAGAGTTAGCTAAGAGACATGACTGTTTAGTTATAGGTATGTCACAGGCATCAGCCGAAGGACATGGTAAATTAAACTTGAGTTTTAATGTTATGGAAAATTCTAAGACAGGCAAGGCGGCAGAAGCTGATTTGATTATTGGTATTGGAAAGAATGATACAGATGAAGAGAATGTTAATGAAGGTAATACAAGAACAATCTCTATATCCAAAAATAAATTATCAGGAACTCACCCTGTATTCCAATTACATTTAATCCCTGCCTTATCACAATACAAATCAATCATATAGAAAGGAAGACAATTTGATTACAGTATTAGACGTTGAAACAACATTCACCAAAGACGGTGACCCTACCCCTTTTCATCCTGACAACAGACTTGTTAGCGTAGGAATTAATGATGAATATTTTTTCTTCTATCATAAAGATATGAAGGACATGAAGAAAATACAAGAGAGTAAGAAAAGAATCCAAGAGATTTTAAATGATTCTACTTTAGTCGTAGGCCACAATTTAAAATTTGATATGTCTTGGATGTATGAGTTTGGCTTTACTTATAACGGCAAACTTTATGATACTATGTTAGCTGAGTATGTGATGAACAGAGGTGTCAAAAATAAATCTATCTCTTTAAAAGAATCCTGTAAGAGAAGGGGTTTAAGTGTTAAGTCCGATATTCTAGCATCTTACATGGATAGTGGATATGGTGTTGATGAAATTCCTATGGAAAAATTAGAAGAGTATGGTAAGCAAGACGTGGCTATTACTAAACAACTATATCTTACACAAGTAAGATTGTTCAATCAGCCGGGGAATAATATCTTAAAGCCTACTCTTAATCTTATGAATGATTTTCTACGTGTCTTAATTGATATGGAATGTAATGGAAACTATATTGATTTGACAGAACTTGCTGTTGTGGAAAAAGAATTGAATGAAGAGTATGTAAAATTAAAGAGTAAGATTAACAGAGTTATTCAACAATTCATGGGTGATACCCCTATCAACTTATCATCAACAGAGGACCTATCAAAAGTTATCTACTCTAGAAAAGTTCAGGATAAAAATACTTGGACTACACTATTTAATATTGGTGTGGATAAGAATAGCGGTAAGCAAAAGAGAAGACCTAAAATATCAGAGAAAGATTTTCAACAATTAGTTCTTAAACATACAGACCAAGTATACAAAACGGTTGCCCAACAGTGTGGAACTTGTAGTGGTGTTGGATATATCAGAAAACAGAATAAAGACGGTAAGCCTTCTAAGATGTTAAACATTTGCCCTAAATGTAAAAAGGAAGGGATGTTATATATTCAAACACAAGCCCCTGCAGGATTTAATTATAAATCAAGAACAGTTAATGATGCATCTCAAGGTGGATTTAAAACAGACAAAGAAACCTTAACTAGAATTAGTGCGACATCAGACGGTGCATTAAAAGATTTTGTCGATAGTATTATTCGATACAGTGCGATTGAAACATACCTCAATACTTTTGTTACAGGTATCCGAGATAACACAAGAGCGAATAATATCTTACACCCCTCATATAATCAGTATACTACTACAACTGGTAGGTTATCGTCTTCCAAACCTAACTTCCAGAATATGCCGAGGGGTGATAAGTTTCCTGTGAAGCGAGTAATTAAATCTCGCTTTGAAGGTGGGCAGATTATTGAAGTAGACTTTGCCCAACTAGAATTTCGTACTGCCGTTTTCTTAGCCCAAGATAAACAAGGTATGGAAGACATTAAGAACGGTGTCGATGTTCATCAATACACTGCAGACATTATTGGATGTTCACGACAAGATGCAAAGGCTCATACATTTAAACCTCTGTATGGTGGAATGATGGGTAAGAAAAAAGAAAAGGAATACTATGAGACATTTTTAAAGAAGTATAAAGACATTGCAAAGTGGCATGTCCATTTACAAGAGAAGGCTTATAAGACAAGTATCGTTAGACTACCGAGTGGTCGAGAATATTACTTTCCTAATGTGTATCGAAACATTGATAGGTATAGTGGTAAATATATTTACTCTAACGGTACAACAATTAAGAACTATCCTGTTCAGGGATTTGCTACGGCTGATATTGTTCCCATTGCATGTATTAATGTATGGGAATTATTAAAAGAAAAGAATCTTAAAAGTGTTATCATCAATACAGTCCACGATTCTGTGGTCATTGATGCTCATCCTGATGAGATTGATGAAGCGATTAGTGTTATCAAAACAGGATTCACTAATGTTAAAGATTCTTTATTACAAAGATATGACTGTGAGTTAAACGTGCCACTAGATTTTGAAATAAAAAAAGGTTCAAATTGGCTTGACTTATCCACAGATATATGATAGTATACTAACACATAAAAACTATAATAGGAGAATATTATATGACGAATGACTTAACGACAGATATAGATAATTTATCCCAAGATAAGTTAATGGCTTTGATAGGCCAAGAAACTGACTCAGGGGGTGGCGATGGTACAACACTATCTCGATTATCTATTAACTATGACTCTGAGGATGCTGACGGCAATCTTATAAAACGAGGATTGTTTAAGGTAGATTCTCAACAGCATGGCGTTATCTATGCTGAGAAGGTATCCTTTAGACCTTTCTTCAATACATATCAGTATAAAAAATATGATGAAGAGAATGAGGAAAACAATTACAAATCAGTCATGTTTACAAGTTGGACTGATGCAAAGCCTGATACCAATGGTACAGAGTCTTGTGGTAGCATACCGAGGTCGATGAGAGACGGACTCGAAATTGCTGATAAGATAGAGCAAGATAAGATTACATGTTTTAGAAATGTATTTGGTCTTGTCACTATCAAAGGTAAAGACTCTAAAGGGAAAGAAGCATCCTTGGTTAATGAACCTGCCTTGTATCGAGTACGGGGTGTGAACTTCTTACCTATCGGGGAACAATTAAAAAGTCTATCCAAAAGAAATAAGATTATGTTGAATACTGTATTAGAATTTTTTGGTACAGAGAAACATACCAATGGTAGTGTAACTTACTTTGTGGCTAAGATAAAAGACTCTAATAAAGATGTTAAGTTCTCAGATGAGGATAAGAAAGTCTTCAATATGTTTAAAGACCATATTAAAAATGAGAATGACTATGTCAAGAGGGAGTATGCTGAAGCCTTAAAAATAAAACATAAGGCATCCACAACAGCAGATGACTTAGATGATGAAATTCTTTTAGAGGAAATGTCGGCTTGACTTTCTTAGAAGAAGTAAAAACATTTTTGGCACAGGCTCAAAACGAGCCTGTCGCCATACCTAAACAGATTCTTAAAGAGTTTAAAGAAGACTGTGGAAAGGCAGTCGAAAAACAATTCACAGATAAAAGAGATACAGAATTTAGAATTAGAATGTCCAGTATTGGTAGACCCCTATGCCAATTACAAATGGAAAAGAAGTATTTCAATGATGATTCATTAAAGAACTTTGACAATTATAATTACAAGTTAAGAAATTTATTTGGTGACATCCTTGAAGCCGTTGTGGTGATGTTACTAAAAACAGTTAAGGCAAACATTAATGGTTTACAAGGTGATGTGAAGTTAGAAACAGAATACTTCGACATAAAAGGTACATACGATATCATTATAGATGATAAGGTTTATGACATCAAGAGTGCATCACCGTTTGCCTTTGAGAAAAAGTTTGGGGAACAGGGCGGTGGATTTGATAAGTTTGTTGAAGGTGATGTCTTCGGATACTTATCCCAAGGGTATCTGTATTCAGAAGCCACCGCCAAACCTTTTGGTGGTTGGATTGTAGTTAATAAATCTACAGGTGAATTATTATTAAGCAGTCCCCCTGAAGAAGATGAACAGTATCGCAAACAAGCGTTGGATATTGTTTATAAAAATATCAAAGCCTTAATGAAGGATGAGCCTTTTGAAAGATGTTTTGATTTAGTAGAAGAAATGTTCTATCAAAAGCCGACAGGTAATAAAGTTTTAGGTACTGTATGTTCTTTCTGTGAGTATAAATATAAATGTTGGGGTGATAACATTCAATACTTGCCCCAACAACAGTCTAAAGCTAGAAACCCTAAGTTTAGTTGGTATGTAGAACTAAATAATGCTAAGGAGGCTTTAGATGAAACGAGTACCAATAGATAACGACAGTGTTGTTATTATCATTAAGCCTTATGGCAACAATAAATTTGCCTGTGGTTTACATTCTAACTATGAACAAGACACCGAACAAAAGGCTATGTGTTATACTGTAGCAATGGGGCTTTGTCAAATAGCCCTTGATGACCCAGACATGGTCTACGAAATTGGGTTAAGTGTTGCTGAGATTGAGAATAAAAAAAAAGATATCGACAAAGACGGACTTGATAATGTAGTAAATATCCAAGATTGGAGAAAGAAATTAAACTAATGAAACATAATTCAGATTTTAGATACGACTTAGAGGTAGGTAAGAGTGGGGAAAAAATAATAGGTGAAATATTAAAGGGTGATAATGTAGAAGTTAAGTCCGAGATAGACAAGTGGATTAAGAGTGGTAATCACTTTTGTGAATACAAAAGCAGAGGTAAAGATAGTGGGATAAATACAACAGAATCAAAGTATTGGACTATTAATTTGTATAGAGGAAAACAATTCTGTTTTGCTATTTCTTTAGAGACAGATAGATTAAAAAAGATTCTTGAAAAAAATAAGTATCGTTCTGTTCCGGGGGGAGATAGTAATACTTCATGGGGTTGGCTAGTTCCTCTAAAAGATTTATTAGATGTGGAAAACTATGGATAAGATTAATCCGTCTTACTATAAAGAAGGAATTGAAACTGCTGATTATATAGAATCAAACAGCATGGATTACTTCCAAGGTAATGTCATTAAGTATGTTACTAGATATAAAAGGAAGAATGGTTTAGAAGATTTAAAGAAAGCAGAGTGGTATCTGCAAAGGTTGATAAAGCAATATGAGAGTAGTTAAAGACCCTTTTACAGGTAAGTTGTTAGTATCATTGGATACATTTGAATTAAAACAATCAAGAGAGAAGAGTGTGTTTGAAACATCTTACGCAAATCTTAAAGTATTTTTTGATGATATCTATTCTATTATTAATACAGAAATAGAAAAGATTGAATTAGAAAAAGAGAGGAAAAGAAATGAAGAACTATTTGATAAATGAAGAACAAAGACAGGAAGTCTTAAAATATTTGTGGACCAAACCCTATGGAGAAGTGTATAGAATTATGGAAATTATGTTAAAATTAGAGGGGGGAAAGGATGAAAGATTGGAAGAATCTAATAAGAAGAAAGTATGATTTTAAAATTGATATTGGTTTTTACTCTTTAGGAGTTAACCGAGACTTTGAGTTAGTCATAGATGAACAAACTGTAAACTCTAAGTTATTATATAAACATCTCAAGGAAGACTATCCTGACTTCCAACATTCTAACATTCTTGTCGGCCTAGCTAATGAAACGAAGTTTAAGTTTGAAGAACTATCCGAAGATATGCAAAAGTTTATTAATAGATTAAATTAATTTATACCCGGTATTGAACTTAAAGGACTTGATTGTTGGACTCTTTTTCCAATTAAATTATTTACAAATTCATTTGTAGCTTTTTCTATATCTTTATCTGTGTAATAATCAAATACACCAATGCCTTTTTCTTTTAAATCTGAAGATATATAAGCATCATTTTCTGCAAAAGTTATTCCTTTTATTAAAGCTTTAACTTGTCTTTCATTTGTAAAATCTATTTTATCACTGTCCCCAAATGCATCTGGGTCTTGATTTTTTACAACATTAACATAGTCTTCAGTTGACATAGGTGCTTGACCAGATTCGTCTGGTGCTTTATATCTGTCAAAAATATCTGTTAAATTATCTTTATCATATTCGTATGTTAGTCTTGCTATATCTTTTAATCCATCTTTCTTAGAAAGAAAGGCTCTGTAAAGTATTCCCTTGTCTGTTTTGTACGCTGAAAACTTTCCTTGACCATATAGTCTTAACTGTTCTGAAGTAAGTTTAATATTTCCCGGATTATTTTTTTTAAATATATCCTTTAGTTTTTTCATAAAAGGTTCTGCTAAAGGACTACTAGAAAACTTAGGTTTCTTTTTTACTTTTACAAATGGTTGTCCAGAACCTTCGCTAACATTTAAAGGTTTGCTTTTGTCACTAACATCATATTGTTTCTTTAAAAGTCTAGAATCTCTCATTATTTCTTCACCAAACTTCCACCGAAGTATAGTCCCACTATTGATGACATAAGGTGAGTATCGAGAGGGGTAATCACTACACCTGCAAATGCTCTGTCCATTAATACTTCTTTCTTCTCTATGAGAAACAAAAAACCCGGTTTAAATTCTGTCCATGTTAAGATGACAGGGATATCCATAAGTACAGGAACTATCTTAGGCCATGCAATAACAAAAAATACTGCTGTTAAAGCTATGATTCTTCTAGTCCATTGGAATCCTTTGTTCTCATAAGTTCTTGCACTCTCAACGGATTTCATTTGGAAGTTTGCACGTTCCATTAACATCTTTTGTTCTTCTTGTTTTGCTTTAATACTTTGGCCCCAAATGGACATTACTCCACCAAGTAGGCTAGAGCCTAGCATTGTAATCATTTCTACTGGTAATCCTCCTAACATTTTATTCCTCCCCTGCTAGTCTGTTTAAGTTATCTAAAAAAGTATTTATCTTTTCTAATTCTCTTTTGTCTTTTATTCCACCTTTCAACATTTTCTGTATAACTGTTGTTTGCATATTTTTAACTCTACGCTTTACTGATTCTATCAGTGATTCTGGTGTATATCCTAATTTTACAATCTCTTCATACGCCCACTCAGGAACAATAGGACCTTCAAAATCAAACTTATATAAATTCTCTGCTATGAAATCCGCTAATTTATCTTTAGTTAAAGCAGCATTTCTATCACTAACAGAGTAATTATAAATAAGTTTAGTAGTCATTGCTTCTCTTAAAGAGTATGAAGACATAAATCTAGCAAACCAATCTTTTAGTTGTCTTTGTATTTTAGCATTTTGGTCACTAGTATAAAAAGGATTCTTAGAATTTTTTTCAAACCATAATTCAACAGCACCGTGTAGTGAATTAGGTGTTAGCTTTTTCCATGCATCTCTTACCTCTGATGTTGCAGGAGGTATCCCGAAAAGTGCACTTTCATCTTTTGTTACTAGCTTACCTAAACTATAATTTAAATAGTAGTCTGATAAAGTTAATCCACCAAAAACTATATCTTTACCAAAGTCATATCCTGGAAAACTAATAAAGTCCAAAGGATTTATATCTGGAGCGGCAACAGTTGCAGTTAAGTCTAGTCCTGTGACACTGGAAGGTACACCAAAGATAGCCCAATCAGGTAATCCTGCTTGTAATAAAAACATACTCAGAGTAGGTATGTTACTATCAGTTAATTTATTAGTCCAACCTACTACTTGGTCTGCAGATTTTACAAACAATGCACCGGTAAGTCCAGATACTACTGCACTACTAGCTACCATTCCTAGCAGTTGTGCTGAATCCCCTCTCTTAGAATTTTTAATTGCTTCTATTAGTTGGGCGTGATAGTTGTGCATAAATGTTTTAAATAAACCTGCGGCTCTACCTACTGTACCTAATTGTTGATAAATAAAAGGTCGTTCAGCTAAATCATATCGAACCATATACTTATCTGCTAATCTCCACGCTTGTTCTATAGCTTTTTCTTCAGACACACCTAGCCTTTTTAGATGATGTCCGAACATTAATACAGCATTAAGTCTAGAATACTGTTCAATATTAGAAGCTAAGGCTCGACCAGAAGTAATGTTTTTAATTCTTGTTGCAACATCTCTTGCATCTGAAAACTTTCCTTGCTTATAGTATCCTTCACCCGCAAATTCTCTCAAGAAGTTATCATTAATAGTTCTGTTTCTTACAGCAGTTTCTATCATTTTCTGTGAGAATTTATCGGGTGCTACTAATTGTTTTTGCATTAAAGCTACAGTTAAATATGCATCCGATAATGCAGTCACATTATCTTTACCTGCTAACTGAGATAGATGTGCAAGTTTTGGAGGAATCATTTGGTAAGGTTGTAATCCTTGAGCAATAGCAAATCTTGCGTTTAGTTGTAGTAAATAAAAATGGTTAGCTAATGCTGCAGTTTTTGTATATAAACCTTTAAATGATGGAGAGATAGACCTTTCAATTGCTTCTACTGCAGAAGATATTTTAGTAGCATTTAAACCAAGAGCATTTTCTACATATTCTTTTCCTGCTTTTGTAGAATTAGGGTACAACATTTCTAGTGTTTGTCGTGAATCAGGTCTAACTCTACTTTGAGCAAACTGTTTTATGTTATTTCTCAATCTAAATCCATTAGCAGTTTTTACTGCACCTTCAACATATAATTTTATAGCCAAAGTATAGTCATCTACTCCTGCTCTTCCAGCTTTTGTACCTAGAAAACCTGATACGTTACTAAACTTTTTTCTAGGAAGTTTGTGTATATTGAATCCTGCTTTACTAAATACTTCATCATACTCTTTTTTAATAGCATTGACTATAGTGTCTTTTGATTTTGTTCTTTCTAGATGTTGTAATACATTACTGAAAGCCGCAACAGTATCATCACTACCTTTATTTCTTTCTACTAATTTGTAATTGACTTCTGCATTAGGTATTTTTTTCTTTAACCTTTCTGCTAATAACTTTGCACCGACTTCTGTAGTTGTTGGTAGTGCATCTATCAATTCTTTATTTACTGAAACATAAACCCTATAATTTCCTGTAAAAATATGAGGGAAAAAGTTTGGTCTTCTGCTTAGTGCTGCAATTCTATAGCCACCATATTGTTTGGCCATAGAGTTATAGTACTTACGAATTGTTTCAAAGCCATTCATTACATCACGATAAGCTAATATTTGTTCATTATTAAACCCTAGTTCATTTAGGTAGTCTCTACTAACTACACCATCCTTATCGAATTTATTAGACCTTTTATCTTTAGGTGTACTAGACCATATTTCGTATTGTCTTTCTACATCAAAAGTTTTTGTTACTAAATCCTCTTTTTCTTTACTCGATAGTCTGTTAAATCTAACGAGCATACCACCTTCAGAAGGTTCTAGTTTACCTTTTCTTAGTGCTGTTAATCCTTTTGTCGATACTATCTTTGCATTATCTAATACTTTGAGTGCCATATCTTCCACAGATATACGGTATAAATTATACTCATCGACATATCTTTTGAAAACAGGATATTCATTTAAAAATTCTTTTGGTAATATTCCTTTTCTAACTTTCATGAAAAGGCTATCTTTTAAATCACTATATGCTCTGATAGATTTTGGAACTTTTACTTCAACTTTTTCACCTGTCTTTATATTCTTAACAATTTTTGTTTCGTAATCTAATTTAACTGCATCTAATTTAGCTTGAGTAGGTGTTCTATAATCTGTTCCTTCTCTATTGACTCTGTTTACAAAGGTTTGATTATGTACTAAAAAATCGTCTAATACATCTAATTGTTTTTTTAATTTACCTTGAGATGCACTTGTACTTCTTATCTCTGTTTTTATATTAGCGATTCTCTGTTCTGCTTTTATTCTTGTATCTGCTTTGGTGTTATTATTTTTTAATACCTTTTCTAGTTTAGCTAAGTCTTTTTGTAATGCAGATTTTTTATCGGCCAATAAATTGTATGAGTCTATGGATGCTGATAAGTTTTTATTCACTACGTCTACATCTTTTTCAAACTGTCGTACAAATTTTGATTGTTTTGCTTTCTCTATTACCTTTGCAGTTTCTCTTTCTAAGAATGTTTTTTGACCATATCTAGGGCCAATACCGCCCAAAGCTGCAAATGTTAAACCATTAGCTAATCTTTGTTCTAAATCACCTTCAGCAGAACCATAACCTAATGCACCTAAAGAAGTTATTCTACTTAATGGTGCAAGACTACTGGCTAAATCCATATACTTACCTAAGACTGCTCCTTTTGCACCTGCAGTTAGAGATTCTACAACACCTTCATCAGCCTTTGACAATGCGTCTATACCACCAACAGCAATTGCACCTGCAAAAGGTGCTAGTTTAGGTATAGCAGATACCACGGCTTGTGGTCCACCATACATCGCTATCAGTCCAGGAGATGCTCCTACACCTGCATAAAATTTAGTCCAAAAGTTATTGGGGATTTTGCTGTCGATTTTTTCAGCTTTTTTGATTTGTGTATTTTCAGCTTTTTTTAAAGCCTTATACATATTTTTGAGAGTGCTTTTAGGTTCATCATCGCCTAGCTTATATTGTGATTCTATGTCTTGTATGACACCTGCTTTTACTTCATCACTTAAAAACATTCCGGGAATATTGGCTAGTGTTCCTAAAAGATGTTGTGAATAGACTCCGTGATATCCTTTTTTTAAAGCTAAGGCATTATTCTTTAAAGAGTCTACAAAACCTACAGGTTCTTCTTTTGTAGAACCACCTGAGGCTGTATCTTTCTGTATGTCTGATTGACTTTCTAGGTTTTTCTTTTTTACTAAATCTTCTTTAATAAAAAGTTTTAATTTATCTTTTTTTTCTTGTGATAAATTATCTGTATTAATAACTAGGCTCTTGCCATCAGATGTTTCATATGATATCTTTGGCATGTTTTAAGTTAGAATTTCATCTAATTGTTCGTCTGTTTCTATTTGATAATCTGTTTCTGTTTTTTGTACTGTTCCTGACTGTTGCTTCCAAGCACTTAATGCATTATTTAATCTCTTTTGATATTCTGCATCAATCTCCTCTTGTGTAGGTTTCTGTAGATTTATATTAAATAAGTCTTGTTCAATTGTTCCATCAATATAGTCTCTATCTACTAATCCTTTTAAGGTACTATCATTCCATGTTTCACCGTAGAAACCTAAAGTTTCTGTTGGTACAGTAGGAACTTCACCTAACTCAAAACTAGGAGCTACTGCACCAGTTTCTTCTACCTTCTTTCTAAATTTCTTTGAACGTGGGTCGATGTCTAATAAAAAGTTTGCACTATCATTTCCTATGTTAACAGACTTCTTTAAATTTTCTGCAACATCAGTATAGTATTGGCCTGATTCTTTTTTTAAATCTACAGCATCTTGTTCTTGTAACTTAACTAAATCATTAGGGCTTAACTGGTCATATTGTTCTTTATAAGCTAGAAGGTCTTTATCCTCCATTTCCATTAAAGTTTCAATTCCTTTGTTGCTTAGGAAAGTAGTAAATGTAGGGTCGCTTTGTTGCTCCACTACTCTCATTGCTTTTACTGCTTTCTTTTCTACGGTATCTAAATTTTGTGCTATCTCTCTTAGATTCTTCTGACCTTCTGTAGCTATCTCTAAAGCATTTTTACTAAGTTCTTGGTATCGACTACCTGCACCTAGTAATATATTTCTAAAACCTCTTGAACTAAGCAGACCCATCTTCTTTCTCCTCTCTAGACATTAGACCTTTTGATTCTTCTTCCATTTCTTCAAGGTCTTCTACATCTTTTTTCTTTAATTTTAAATCATCTAGTTTACTTTGTAATACAGTATTAATTAAATCTTTTGTTTTATTTTTCTTAGGTGGATTAATGTTAATCTTTTCAATACCTGCACCTTTACCTATTGCAAATATCATCTTACTAACTCTTGGTGTTAATACTAATCCTACATCAGGTGTAAATGCACCTTCTACAAATCCAGTAAAGATAACTGTTTTAGTTAAAGATTCAACAGAGATACCTGTTTTTAAAAGAAAAGCTATTCTTTCCATGACAGCTTTATCTGTTGTTAGTTTTTTTAGTATATGTAAACCTGCATCCTCTACCTTTGCATATCTTGGTGGATTTTCCCAAGGATAATTTCTTGGTGTATCTGTTAAAGATTGGCCCGGTATGGGTGCATCAAAAGGATTTGTTCTTCTAAGTGCCATTATGCTCGTAAACCTCTTATCATTTCACTAAGTGTTTGATTTAAAAAACTATCAAAAGCATCTACATTAGACTGTGCTACTTGCCCTACTTGTCCTGCTTCTTGAGGTTTTTCTGTAACCATCATTAAATCACTAAAATTAATAGCAGATTTTATTGATGCCATTTGTTGTATAGGGTCGAATTGTGTAGCTTGAGTTGCACTTCCTTTATTAAGTAATGCGTTACCTACTATTGTTCCTATTGTTCCCCACATATTATTGTCCTCCTCCTGTCAGTATGCTTCCGATTATATCGAATCCAATACTTCCAATCATTTGATTCAATGCATCTTTTGAAGATTCATTTAATAAAGCTATTTCTGTTTCTCTTTCTAAGGCTGCCATTGCTACGTTATGGGCCCTGTCTCTAGCATTTTCTGATGCCGTATTTACCCACGATGCTTCATCTCTCCATTGTTGCCATAGTGCAGATAAACCGAAGTTAGATATGTTTAAAAGATTTTGTGCATCTGTTTGATTCGCCGCATTAATAGAGGCAGTGTTTGCTGTATTGACTTGTCGTCTCCATGTTACATTAGATTGGTCAATTACTCTTTGGTTTTCCACATTGAATCTTTGTCTTTGGTCTTGTAATTGAGCATTGAATTGGTTGATGGTAGCTTCTCTTTGAGCATTAGCTTCGGCTACACCAATTTCATTTTGTGCATTTTGGGCAGATATTCTATTAGTTTCAGATACTGCATATTGATTCATGGCATCTTGTCTTGATGCATTGTTTGTATTAATCTGTGTTTGTAGATTTGCAAAGAACTGGTCAGTTTGTGATTGACTTTGTGCATTAAATTGTAGTGATGCATTTTCTGCCGCTTGGTCAGTCAACAAAGATTGTTGTCTTAATTGTATATTGGTTAAACTTGCCTGTTGTCTATTGGATAAGTTCTGCATATCCATTTGGAAATACTGTTGAGCATTTAAAACTGCCGCTTGTTGTCTGTTATTTAAGTTTTGAAATACGGCTTGTTTATATGTGTCAGCATCAGCTTGTGCAATCGGAATAGATGATTGTAATACACCTGTTGCTAGAGCCTCAGCGGCAATACTAGATGCACTTAAACCACGCTGTTGCATGGCGGCATCGACTAGTCTCTTTGCCCCTTGAGCAAAAGCAGGTAAGGGTTTACCTTCAGATACTGATTGTTCTATAGCTTGGGAAATATTTGCGAGTTGACCTTGAACGGTTGCTTCAGGTGGTAAGGCTGTTAAGTCTTCTTGAGCCGCCACCATAGGTTGAGTTACAACACCTTGTGCCGCTTCCATTTGAGGAACAGCACCTGTTGTTACTGCTTGATATTGTGGAGCAGATGTTACCTGAGCCTGTTGAATTTGTGCGGCACTGGGTACTTCTGCTGTAGGAATTGTAGGTGCTACGGTTGGTGTTGGAGTAGTAGCTTGTACTTGACCTTGTAATCCAGGAGTTGTTTGTAATGTCTCAGGAGTAACTTGTTGTAAAGCAAGATTAGGTAATACAGATGTACCTTGAGGTAATGTAGGTTGAGTAACTGCTGCACCGACTTGGGCCTGTACATATTGCGATGGGTCTGTTAGTGTTTGTGTTGTTGTCGGTTGTGTTAAATTTGCTGTTGAACTTAATGGTCCTGTAGTAGTAGCGGGTTGCATTTTCTTAAAGTCTTCAAAACTCATTTCTCCCGGTAAGACAACTCGACCTAGGAAACCTTCATCTCTTTGTTTTTTAGCTTCTTCTTGTGCCTGTTTGTATTGTTCTTCTAATGTTG